AGAAAGATCGTCAGATACGGACAGCGCCTCTGCGAAATCCGAGGCCATTTCCTTAGACAGGGCTTCCTGCATCTGAAGCGTGTCGGCCACAGCTTTTTGTGCTGAGTACGACAGGGATTCTGTTACGCCAAAGACATTGCCCTTGTCGAGGTTGGTGTCTTTGACCAAGTCTCCGACATTAGCCAAATCGTCCATCGTGAACGTATCAGCTAGATCCCGATGGTAGGAAACGGTTCTGGTAAATGCGTCGGAGAACGAAAAGGTGTCATCCTTGCTAAGCTCTGGAGACAGGGCAGGCGAATCAGAGACGCTTATAGAGTCTGACTGTACTGAATTAAACGTGACGTTATGTACCTCTGTCAGGCTTGCTGAGTCAGACAAATTGCGGACGTATGCGACGGTTTTGCTAAACACATCGGCAACACCAACCGAGTCCGCCTGCGGGACAGTCACGGACAGTGCCACAAGCTCAGTAATACCTACCGAGTCAGAAGCAGACTTGCTAACAGACAAGCTGGCTAAGTCACTAAAGGCAAAAGAGTCCACAAGATATCTGTTCAGAGACTCTGCAATAACCAGATAGCTTGCGGCCAGCTTCACATAGTCGAGGTCAGCACCGAGGTCGACATAAGTGCTACGGCCCTTGTCGCAGAGGCCCGTACCTTTTGGAAGCTGTATGAAGCCCTCAACATTAGTCGAAGTCGTCCCTCACCTTGAGTTTCAGAAGATCGTTAACCGTCTGTTTGCCGCCGCCGCTATAGGTGATCTCCACCTCAGCCTCGAACAGACCTGCCTCATCAAGCGTTCCCGAGGGGAAGTTAGTGAAGGCTTTGCCGTCTGTGCCCGGCGCTTGCACTACCATGGTTAAAGTGCTGCTAACAGTCGTGGAACCAACTTTTCTGATGCGCATGCGTACCGTCGCGCCCGTCAAATTAATCGGGTCCCAGGTACTTGAATCGTTAGGGTCGAGCGTCTGGCCGGACGCTGCTTTATTTGAATCTCGCAGGGTCACAGTGACTTCGGGAAGCGTATCCCCGACGACCAGGTTAATTGTGTCCGAGTAAGCCATAGTTATTCCTCTGCAAGCTTATATTACCACTGCTAATACTGATTAGTAAGCCCAAACCACGGGTTCTGTGGTCCGAATGTCCACATGCACGAAAGTTTTGGCTACGCCAATTCCGCCGAAACCGAGCTCCATGGCATGCTTAATAATCGCTCTGCGCTGGACTCCATTCGCCACCGCTATGTCCGCAGCAATTCCCTGGGCGTGAGTGCCAGGCGCTTGCTTAGCAGCCTCGATACTGTGTCTGCCGGACCGATACCCAGATGTGATCGTGAACGCAAAACCACACTGCCCTCTCAGCTCGTCCAGGCTGTGTATAAACTCGGGCTTCATGTCGTTTTCACCGGTCTCCGCACAATCAAACTCTTTAATATCGAAATACTTGTACATCACTCTTTTCGCCCTGAACCTAAAAACAACCCGAACGCGCCAGTCAAAGCACCCGTCATAACGCTAACAAGCGACGCTTGCTGCGTGTCGGGATCTGGCAGCGCCATAAACCAGTCCAGCGTGTTCCAAGTCATCGCCATCATCATCAAAATGAGCAGGCGCGGTATAATTCTCCACCTGTCAAACGTCTCAGGGCTCACTTTTCTCGCTGAACCCCTTTCATCTTCTCGTAGGTGCGCAACCCACCCAGCCCCAGCATGCCGAGCAGCACTGTCATAAGGCTCTGCATGTCGAAAGTAGGCAAGGCCGGTACTTCTGCGCCGGTATAGGCGGTCCAAAACAAGGTCACAGGCAGTCCCAGAAAGTGCCAAAACAGCGCCAACCCGCATGTCCAACCAACAAAAGGTCGCCAACCGGCCACGAACAATGACTTGTGCGCTGCCTCTGTCTTGTTTACGTCTAGCTGCCCCTTTGCCAACTCCTGTGCATGGCGCTCAGACATGGTGGCAATTTCATGGGCGAGCCTGTTGCGCTCATCCGCGTCGGGGATGAACTTGTCGAGCAGGCTAGTAACTGGTCCTATTAGTGCGTCTAACATCCTTGTCTCCTACAGCTGGCTCCATACGGGCGCTAAGCGGTTGCCGAAGGTACGATCGACGCGCCAGCCGTTCTCGAACGCTTCTTCGATCGTCTCAGCGGTTGGCCCCAACAAACTAAATATCGCTGAACGGCCCCACTCTGAATTTTGATGTGCCATCTGAGCCATGCTCAGCGGCCCCAGGAACCCTGACTTCTCGATAATCTCAAACCAGTAGTCGTCCCAGTCCATCTTGTCTGATCGGAAGTACTTCTGATCTGGCTCTTTACCCGGTATCAGCCACGCCAGCCCGTTCTTAGCGTACTCCCGCAGCTCCATGCCTAGCATCGCAAGCGGCATAGTGGCGACTGCAGTAAGCAGTAGTATCGAAGCAACGGCGGTAAGCTGCGCTTGGCCGGTTGTTGTCTCTGTGCGGGCCTCGGCTTCCCGCAGCACCCCACCCATGATGGTCTTGTAGTAGCTGTAGAAATAGCCCTTCAGCTGCCAAACCAGAGCCCAGCGCGGATCAGAGGCCCAGACCGGTCGCTCTGCTGCGTTAGGACGCATGATTGATGACTCTACAAAACGAGCCAACGCGTCGCGCACCTTAGCGCCTTCGGGAGTATCGAAACTTTTGTTCTCGTTCCACGCCAGAATTTCTTCGGCAGTGACGCCAAGCTCTTCGAGGTAGCGAGCGGAGTTGGGGTTGTTGAACTCGTTCCGAGCGTGGTTTAGCAGGAACTGCACGCCCATGTTAGATGCAAACTCGCGGCTGAACTTGGTAAAGAAGTCGAGACCAATCAAACGGAACCAGCCGTCTGACAGCTTCCGCACAAACGGGTCCATGTAATCCTGTTCGGCTTGCGTAACCCACGCGTTGGCGACGGTCTCGTTAGTAACAACACCAATATCCCTAGCGAGTTGCTGTGCTTCTTGGCGATTCTTAACCGTAGCGGCAATCTGCTTGAAGCCTGTCCACAGCCCACTAAAGTCCTTGTGATTAATAATTGGACCCGCCAGATCAGGCAGCGAAGCGATAGTGGCAAACGGCAAGATCGAAACAAACTGAATGAACTGGCCCCAGCTGTTTAGCTTCCGCATCCACGGAGCAATAGGCTCCTTTTGGTAACCGAGGTATGAAGCGATTACATCTTCAGCTGTCTTGCGGTCCTCAGCTGATAGCTTCGCCAAGCGCTTTTTAAGCTGTTCTGGCCCGCCGGTAGCCTTGTTGAACTCGACGCGCTTGACTACGTGACGCATGTAGTCGACGAATGCTGCCCCCGGCTCATTTACAAAGCCGTAAAAGTCGAGAAGCTCCCGGTCAATATTAGCGGTCAGCTTGATTGCCTGCTCCACCGCAGCTGCCGGGTTCGTAGGGTCAATGGCAGTCTCTTCCTCAATTGACTGACCAAGTTTCACGAGACGATCGATTGATGCGTCAATAGTTTTTGCATCGAGCGTAGGATCGTTATCGAGCAACAGCTGCTTGAACACCTCTCGTCGCTCGGTGATTTCAAACAGGTTTAGTGAAATTGGGAAGTAGTCAGGCCGCTTGCCGACGCCCGTGTTACTGGGCTCTATGTACTCGTCATAGAAAGTCTCTAGGTAGTCGCGAATCTGGCGAGCCACGCCTGTCAATTCTGCGGTGGGGGTTGAGCTGAATGCCCTCTCAAAACCAGCCTGAACCTCTGGCGAGGTCATGTCGCCAATCTCACGCTCGAATCGGTTCTTCCAGCGGCCTACAGTCGTGTTAACCGCGCGCAAGAAGCCAAGCTTGCCGCGGCCTGCTAAATCCTGTGCACGGACATAGAACATGTCCGCAATTTCGTCCCCCGCTACTTTGCGGAGAATATTGTCAGCAGGCATTAACAGACTGCGGATTGCGCCAGCGAGGTTGCTCTTAGTGGCCTTCTCGTAAGCTCGTGCAGTAGAGCGAGCCCCAGGTGTGTTTTGCACCTGCTCGACTATGTCGGGGACCATCGTCTGTTGCAGCGTTGTGGTATTTGCAGTTTGGTTATGCCTTTCTGCTGAGTCGAGAACACCTTCGATGTATTGCTCGAATGTAGTGTCAGGAGTAATGAAGTTTGTTGCCCTACCGGGAGCGAAGGAAGTCCCAAATCGATTCTGCCAAGCGCGACCTGCTTGAAGAAACATATCGTACAAGCGTCGGCCTAACTTCTTAAAATGGCGCTCTGTAATGTTGCGAGCCTGTTTATTCAAATATCGCTTCGTGGCCCATTTTGCGACCTGATCTGCGTACCACTCCTCAAAGGGGGCATCTTGCCTTTCATAGCCCTTAGTTAATGGACTTTTGCGGTACGCCTCCTCCAGACGCTTTCGCAAGGCGGGGTTAGCCATTGCCGCCGTCTGTTCCTGGCGATAAATTGCGTGACCCATTTCATGAGCCAGCACTAAGGCGTCGAGGGTAGAGTTACCCGTCTCCCTTAAAATGATGATATTGGTTGATCTACTGTAGTATCCATTGGCGTTTGGGTTCGCGTCGAGCCTGCCCCTTAAATCAATCACAGCACTAGCTACGGTTGGTTCATAGGTGCTGCGAATCTGTGCGTCAGACATTGACTTCAACATTGCGTAGCTGAAAACAGTGGGGCGCTCATCAAACGAAAAACTGTTTAAAAGCTCGTCGTGCACGCCCTTGACGATTGGGTCACTTTCCCAAGTTACCGTTGGTCGATTGGGTCGCGCAGCTTCTAACTCAGGCCCTTGCTGTGGCGGAGCACGTTCATCGTCGCGAGTCGGTGTCGGTTGCCTGACGCGTGCATCAGTAGTAGGAGCCGCGCCTGTGCGACGATCGGGGTTGCCACCAAATGCTTCGTCACGGGTGGGTTCCTGGACGACCAGCTCCTCGGTTTCCATCTCTGTGTCGGCGGCCCGCTGCGCTACGTCGTTGGGGTCTTCTTCGGGCGTGTTACGAGCATCTAGTTCTGGATCGAAGTCCCGGCGCTCGTCTATCGGACCAACCTCGCTAACAGTCTCTCTCACTTCAGACGAAAGCTCAGCACCTCGCGGGGTGCGGTTCATCAAGAAGTTAATGTCTTGAGGTTTGCCGTTTACTATCGCAGCCGTGACAGGCTGTCCGGTAAACTGGCCGTTCGCACCGTAGTTAGCCTGATTAAGCAGACTCACTCCGTTAGCGTCCTGCAGGTCATATTCTTCGATAGCCAGATCTGCAAACATCTCCGACAGGCCAGCACGCTGCGCGTTAAGGTTTCCACCTGCACCCGTAAACTGAGTGCCCTCTCGCCCCTCTACAAGCAAGCGCCCTGCGTTTACCAAAGAAACAAGGCTGATCTCTGCGGTAGTACCGTCTTTTCTTACAAGTACAGCGTTCCGAAACTGTTGTGGCGCTCCTTGCGCGTAACCGACTTGACGCTCAAGGAACTGCTTTAATGGAAGCCGCTCAACCTTCCCGTCACGCTCAAAACGATACAGCTTGTCAAAATCCTGTCGGACAACTTCGAACTTACCGTCCCGCTCAACAATAGACACAATCGAACTTGGGTTTGCTTTTTGCTCAGCAACCGCAGTCTCAAGCAGCTTTTGGGAGAACTGCTCTACGCGTGAGTCGTTACCAAACTCAGTAACAAATGCGTCTCTTGCTGCTTGCTCGCCAGGGAACAAGCCACCCTCTTTGCGTGGCGCATAACTGGCGATGATGGTTTCTTCTGCGTCTACGACCTGATCGGGGTTTCCCTCTCCGAAAGCTTCTCGGACATCATCTGGGATTTCCATAGGGCGGACATCTTCGTCCTCCAGCTTCCTCTTACGGGCTTCGAGGGCTTGATCAGCGGATACCACTCGGTACTGGAAAATGGGCGACAGTTTTTCAGCGTTGGCTTTTGCTGCTTCAAGGTTCGCCGCGGTAGTCAGCTCTGCTGACACCACGTTGCCTTGGTAATCTAGGGCTTCTACAACCAGATCAGCGCCGTCGACTTTGGGGGACGTGTATCCCAGGGCTTCAGCCAGCGCCTCTTCACTAGCTCCCGACTTCACCACCTCGTCAGCGAGCTTCTCGTCCTTTGTGACGATGGTGCCGCGACCGGGGATGTACCGGGCGTAGAACACCTTGCCGTCTTCTTCGTAACGTCCGTCCTCGGGGAAACGGTCTCTGCCCTGCTCTCCCGCGATCCAGACGGCCTGCTTTGTACTGTTTGAGTCGTGGATAGCGTCAAGCTGAGCGTCGAGGTCAACTTTTGGCTCAGGGGTGGTTACTCCCGTATCGGTTTCACCAAACTGTTCCGCGTTGATCTCTTCATCGACGCGTTGTTCTTGGGATTGGTTTAGCTGCTCGCGGGCCTTGGAGAATATTCCGCTTGCCTCTCTCGCAGCGCCGCCAAGAGCTCCACCTGCCGCACCTGCCGCCTTACCGCCTAGGAAGCCAGCAAACGCCGCTTCTGCCAGCCGAAGCTGCGCTTCTTCAGCAGTGAAATTATCATCGAGATCAAAGCGATTAGCTACGCTAATACCTTCTTGCACAAATTCAGTTGTGCCCTCGATTGCCCCACCCTTCAGAGCAGAGCCAGCAATGTCACTAGCGAGACGATTAAAGATGCCGCCTTCCTTGGCAGCGCGTTTACCGGCCACGTTCCCGACCAGCTTGAGCAAAGCGACTTCGCCCAAAACTCCAACGGCAGCTTGTGGCGCACCTAGCGCCGCTGCACGGAATGCCTGCATTGGATCTAGCTCCTTGCCGGAATCCAATGCTTCGGACAGGTTGCTGCCCGACAGGGGTGCGTATTCAGAAGCAAACGCTCCGCCGAGTGCTCCGCGCCGGAAGTACTTATACATTTCGTTTGCGAGCTGGCTCTCGTCGGGGGTTGCAACGCCCTTTGCGACTTTTGCAAAAGAGTCAGAAACAACGCGCTTGGCTGCGCTGCGACCTGTTTTTGACAAAACTCCTCGCCCTGCGACCGCAGCTATGCCACCGATACCCGCGCCTGCGATAGTAGAGATTGCGGAAGGTGTGATTTGACCCACAGCCTTGACAGACTGAGTGAGGAAGCCTGTAAGAGTCGGCTCGTTCAGGAACTCTTCGAAGGATTGAATACCCCCCATTAGATCGGCGGTGTATTCCTCGTTCTGACGAGCAATGGCTATATTATTGGCCGCGGCTTCATCTGCCCCAACGAGCGTCTGGGCGAGCGCCTGAAAATAGTCTATGTCAGTAGCAAGACCTTCGGCACCAGCTTGCACTGAGCGAGAAAAAACCTCTGTTAGAGGAATCGCTCGTTTCAGCCTGCCATTTTCAATGATCGGGTCATCTGCCACGATGCGTTATCCACCAGCACCCGCGGCCTTCTTCCGCGCCTGGACTTTTGCGATCACCGCGAGCTCCAACAACCTGTAGATATTTGGGTCTAGGTTTTCTATCACTGACGGCTCAACCATTTCGTCGAGGATTACGCCATCTGCATTTAAGTACTTGAAGCCGACTAGCTCACCTTCGCTATTGAACACGCCGTCGACGCGATCAAGGTTGAAGTCTGTCGTCGTAATGTTGCTGCCAGTTGCGTCCCCTCGGAAGAAGGACTGTAGCGTTTCAGAAACACCGCCTTCCTCTTGTGCGGCATACGCAGCGAGGATCTGGCTGGCTACGGGTTTGAGTGCTTCATAGGCGTAGGCAGCGTCATCCGGCTCCAGCGCTCCTGCCTCAACAAAGAACTCGGTGAGAGCGGGCATGAACTGCTCAATGCCCCGCGGGTCCAAGCTACCGTCTTCATTGCGGTAGTTATCCAAGTCTTGAACAAGAGTCGAACCAATTTCTGCCGCTGAAACTCTGTTCGCAGCGTCCTTATTTTTCATATCAAACAGCAAGCGGCTGAGCGTGGTGTTCGCATTCTGCTGTCGGATGCTTTGGTCCGTCGCCTCTTGGCGACTAAGGGATGCTGTTCCAGTCTCATAGATGTTGTTGATCTGGGCCACCATTGCTTGCTGAGTAGCCTTGTCGTCCTTGAATGCAGCAATCATGGCGACGCGAGCCATGGCACGATCTTTATCACTTTCAAGGTTTCTGAGATCCGCAACCGTCTCAACACCTGCGGCCTGTAAGTCAGCGGCAACTTGCCGCTGCACCTCGGGCGAGACCTCTACTTCACCGCTGTCGATTTTCTTAACCACATCTTCAGCGGGCAGGTCCGCGGTGTCCGCCACAGCCTTATCAACTACTTCCTGTTGCTCTGGAGTTTCCATCGCGAAGACGCTTGTCTCCTTAGCCCCTAGCTCTTTTTCCAACCGGGCCACTTCGCTCTCAGCTGCAGTACGTTGGCTCCTCGCCATATTGCTGTTTCCGCCCTTTTCGTTAAGGCGGTCCCTTTTCGCCCTCGCTCGTTCAAGCTCACCTTCCTTCGCCTTACGCCTAGCGGGAGTCATTTCGGGCGCTTCTCCCTCCCCCCGCTCTCTAGCGGCTCTGGCAATGCCAGAGTTGTTTTCAGAGGGCTCTCTTGGCGTTTCGGGTGGGGCTACTCGGTCCAAAAACTCTTGCTGTTCAGCAGGGTCCTCAATGTTTGCGAGACCTGCGTACACGCCTCTGTTAAATGCCACGGCTTGCTGCGCAGGCATTGAGGCGGCTAACGCGTCTGTATTGCTGTAGTCCACTTCCACCTTATCCCTTGCTGCTCGGGCTTTAGCGGAATCGAAAACAGTCTGAATACCAGCCGACCGTCCGTAGGCTCTGTTAGCGATGTTGACAAAATCCTCAAGCGTTTTAAATGAAGCGACAGGAGAATCGGGATCGCTGCTGCCATCCAGCGTAATCACGCCAAATGACCCATCCTCATTAGAAGTCTGAATCACCCATTCGTCGCTTGGCCCTTTCACAAACCGGATATCCTTTACAGATGGGTCTATGAGCCCAGAAGTACGGGCCACGTTTTTCATCGCGTCGAGAGCAACAGAATCGTTAGCCTCTAGAAGCGCGGCGGCTCTTTTACCATCGATTTTATCTTTTGATTCAGTCAGCAGCCCAGCCCGGTCAAGCATTTGTGCGTTTTCATTGGCGGCAGCTACGTCTAGCCGCTCACGCTCTTGAGTAGCTAGACGTGCCCCCTGTTGTTCATTGAGACCCGCCAGTCCCATTCCTAACCCTTGCAAAAGACTCATGACAGTTCCTTAAATGAAGGCCGCGAGGATCGCCGCTGCGCCTAGAGAGCCGAGCATGCTGTATGTTTGCGCCTTGTGTGCGGCTTTAGCTTGCGTGTGCGCGTTCTGGCGAGCGGTAGCATCTGCTGCTGCCGATCCCATTTGTTGCAGAGAGCTGCGGTTTACGCCTTGACCAATGTTGATGAGGTCAGCTAACACAGTCTGATTTGCGTCGCGCTGTGCTAACCGCGCGTCACTGACAGCCTGAATGCCGCCCAATGTATTGGACCGGCCCAAACTCCGCTGCATCTCTTGTTGCTGCGCTGGAGTCAACGCGGTCCCGTATCGACTAATGTTGCGCTGCGCGATGTCACTCGCCATTTGCTGTGCGCCTGCAACATCCTCGCGAGCCTGGTCGATGATGCTTGTGTCGTTTTGCGCCTGCGCGATCAGATCTTCTTCAAACTGGCCATAGTTGTTTACATAATCGAGGTATTGCTGACGGGTCATGTCAGCAAACTCTTTATCGGGATCGCTAACTGTCGGGATAGTGCCCGTCGTATAAGGATTGCCGCCGCCGGGGACATAGCCAGGTGGCACGCCCATGTTGCCGCGGGGGTTGTTCATGATGGTCATGTCTTTGGGGTCTTGCTTCATCACATCTGATTGAAGAGGAAGATCGCTCAGCGCCATTAGATACCCCCTTGATTCTGCATGTTGGTGAAGAATCTCTCAGTGAACCCACCCAGTTTTGAGTCGGCAAACCCTGGGTTAGCCTCCATATACTTGTTCACCCCTGCACCAATAGCGGCTCCGGCTATTTGCCCTGCCGCTTTGTACTTCGCTTGTGAAACCTGTTGATTGGCTCTTGCCTTGGTCAACGCCTCAGATGTAGCAAGACGCGACGCCTGGGCGAGACCAGTCTGTGCTTCTGCGGCCTGACCACGAGCAGTCCCCAGCACACCAGTCTTCATTCTGTTCTCGATGCCTTTCGCCTGTGCAGTCGCCTGACCGAGCTGACCTTGGATAGCAGCTGCTCGCTCACCCGCTGCGTTAACGCGAGAGGTCTCAGTAAAGCCCCCATCAGCGAGCGCTTGCTGCGTGTCAGCATTAGCTCGACCCCGTAGCGTAGTCTTGTAATCGTCAGTCATGGACTTATCACGCATCTGCTGCAGCAGGGGGTCATACAGCTGCTTAAAGCGCTCGTATTCCGCCTTCGCTACGCCTGCTGAAACCTTCTCGGCTTCTGAGGGCTTGGGTTTATCTGGGCTTTTACTCATCCCGAACGTCCTTTTTTAACGCCGTGAAATCTACTTCCCAACCGGCTTTCCCTACCAAGTACTTAACTACTGGCTGATGGGCGGTGCGAGTCTCTAAAAATGCAGCTTTAATATCCCTCGCAACCTGCTCAAAAAACCCCGTATGGCTTACCGCCTCAGAGCCGCCCCGCTTTTTTGCCCAAGCAAGCCAAAGGAAAAGCGACTTAGCCCCGCTAAACATATCCGTGGAAACAGTCGTCACCACAAACCCATCATCTGTAACCCAAAGATGTGCGTCCTCTGCTTTACACGCCGCATAAACGTCTTCGGGAATGACTTCCATGAACAAGTTGTCTTCGATAATTTCCTCAAGCGCGGGCCTAACCCAGCCCCAATGCTCTTTAATGTCTGCAAGAACTGGATCACTTAATTTCTCTTCCGTACTTATTTCGTTGCAGCTTGTATGAGCGATGGACGCCTCCATAATTCACCTTCCTGGCTATTGGCATATCTTCGTGACGCGCTCTGCGATCTGCCTCTTGAATGCTTTGCTGAAACAAGGTGCCGTACACCTGTGCAGCGCCGAAATCTGTCCACTCTTTGCTTGGTATGCGCAAGAGACGGAACAACGTGCCCTGGATGATTGCTTCGCGATAATCAGTCATGACATCGTCATCGCAGGCCGTTGAGGTGTAAGTAGGCTTGAGCTGCGCGCGCAGGATCACTGACTGAGACTTCGTCTCATTGGGGACCGGAACCAGCCAAAACGTCGATTGGTTTACCTTCACGAAGTAGTCTGGTTTACCTGCGCTATCACTATCGCGCCACTTAGGAACGCGCTGCTCCAGAAGCCCCGTGGAGATTGGCTCTAGGTCATGACCCTCGAACGTCAGCCACATAACCTTGTGGACTACGGCCCCGCTTGGCGGCTCTAAATCGTACTCGTAGATGTTTGCCACGGTCGTTACTGGGTCCAGCTCCTGCTGGTACACCGGAGCCTTCTCACACAGCTCGATGGCCGCTGCACGGATGTTGCTCTCGATGAGCGTATCCGGACAGCCAGAAACCATTGGGATGATCTCGGGGAGAAGCGCTTCGTACTTAGTAGCCATCGTTATGCTCCCGCCCTAGGGCTATCTGCGTTGGGTGAAGTCACCACATCGATCTGCCCTTTGCCCGTCACAGCCGACATAAACAGCTGGTAATGACCACCACCTCGCTGCTGATTACCCGCGTACTCGGCGTCTTTCATATAAGCCATGTACAGCACGTAGTTCATGACCGCTGTGGCATACACATCGGGCACTGCGAGGTTGTCACTCGTTCCAACTGTGGCTGGATTCGCGGAATACACGATCTCGATATATGCGTTGCCACTTACGCCGGGGTAGACGTAGAAGTTGCGTGGATCTTGCTCGTCATACATGAAGTGCTTAACTTCTGAACCGTGTTTTGCGTCGCCAGTAACAGCTGGGTCATGCCAGCTAGGAGTCTGTGCATCTAGGATCTCGCGAGATACGAGCCTTATGGAGCGGCCACCCGTGCCGCCTGATGCGGCAGACATGTTGCGGACGACCCGCAACAAGCGATTACCACTGCTGGGGATTGTCTGTTTAGTGCCAGTGGCGAGGGTAACGGTAGTGTTGGTAGCAGTGGCATCGGGCTTAATCAGCGCAATCTCACGCTGAGCATCGTTCACCCACAGTACCAGCTCTGCTTCCGGCCACCGAATATTAGAGGTGTCCTGCAGAACACTTTCTACTCTTGATATGACGCTGGCAACTGTAACTGACATATCTGCCCTTTAGTTTTAAGAGTTAAGCGCTTGCGCCCAAGCCTCTTCGCGTTCTGTGGTAGTTACTGAACGCCCTGCATACTTGTTTACGACGGTTGCCTTCGGCGTTCCGTCTGCTTTGAAATCATCGGGGTTCGCGCTGTCGATAATTTCATTCATAACTTCGACCAGCGGTTTCGGGTCCTCTACTTCTGGTGCTGCTACCTTCTTAGGGGAATCTGTAACAATGTCCGCTCCCATTACCAAAGCCGCTTTACCAATTTCCTCGCCTACTTCGCGAGGTACGCCTGCTTCAAATAGCACTACGGCCCCAGACAGAGTGGCGACTCTGAGAGGCTCCTTGCAGATAATCTTCATGAATTGTCCTTGATAGGAAAAGGCCCCCCGAAGGGGGCCATGAGCTTTACTGAGCGGTATCGAGGCAGATGACTCCAAAGTCTTCTACGCCGCCATTTATGTCACTGTTGTACTTAGGCTTGCGAAGACCGAAGATCTTGCCTACCGAAATACCCAGCTGGTTACCGTAGTCGAAGGTATCTTCTACGATCTCAGGCAGACCAATGTCAGCCATAGCCAGTGCTTGAGCGCCGACAAACAGGGCTCGCGCTCCGTTTACGTCAGCATTTACACCCCACTTATAGCCAGCATCGCCAGCGTTAGCGCCGCCACCAGCACCCGCCGTAGCACCTTCAGTTGAGAAGACGTGACGGAACTCATGGACCATGACGCCGTCTACCATCAGGCTAGAAGAACCAGCAAACAGCTCGTTGTTGGGTCCACGAACACCTGCGTTACGGACGTTAGCCAGGAAGTCTGAGTCAAGCTTCAGATCAGCCATCTGCTGAGGAGTAACAAACAGGTGGAACACCTCTTGGTTACCAGCAGCGCGCATACCGCGGATGAAATTATCCTTGGCGTAAGCCTTCAGATTCACGATGTGCTTGTAACCGATCTTATCGGTAGCTGTGATGGCAGTAGTGTCACCGGCTAAGATGTCATCGCCACTAATACGTCGGTGGCGATTGGTCGTAGGAGCAGAAACGTCTGAAGCAAACTCCAGATCAACGAGCTCATGTCCGGTAGTGCCAGAAGTAGTACGCAGTGCGCCGTTTGTCTTGTTGGTATAAGCCAATCCAGACAAGGTCAAGAACGCCAGCTGGTCCATACGATCAGCCATTGCGTAAGCCAGCATGTCGCGAGAAGTCTCACGGAAGTTAACGATCGTCTTCTGATCGGCAACTCGGCCCGCGATACGGTTTGCGAAACGCAGCTGGTCCAGCTCAATGGTGATGTCATACGCGCGGAGGGCTTCTTCGTTGCCTTCCAGCGTGTTGTCACCAGTGATACCGTCTCCAGTCATGTCAGCGAGCAGCGTCAAGTTAGCCTTGGTGCCTTTCTCTGACTTGGTCAGCTCAGTGATGCGCTGAACCGCAGCGTTCTGGCCAGTGCCAGCGAACTGGTTGATGAAAGAAGCGTTACGAGCAACGCGCCAAAAATCACGGGACCACGCCTGAAGCTGGTCACCCGTGAGTGTTCCAAAGTTAGTGTTAGCCATTTCTTGGCTCCTTTAGTGCATAGATAAAAGTTGATGGCGCAACGCCACCGTTTTTAGCCGACTTAAAGGAGCGGCTAATCCGTATCTCCGTATCGTGGAGCGACGAACTAGCGCTTATTAACGAGGGGCGACCTCGGCTTTTTTAACGCCTGTGCAGGCGAAGACGTTTTTAACGTGACCGACACGATCAGATATCGTTCTGATAGACGAACCTAATATGTATATTAGCGCCGCTAATGACGCAAGGCAATAGCTATCTGTACTTAGCCGTCTTCTTCGCTACCTTTTTAGGCTGACTAGAAAACTGCTTACCTTTCTTCGTATCGGCACGCTTCTTCCGAGTTGTAGCCGCATACTCTTTCTTACTTAACGACTCGCGGGCTTTTTTCGGTAAGTACCGCTCGCCGGTCGCCTTGCTACCCTGCGTGCTGTTTTCCCCGCTTTTGGTGCCCCACTTCTCCTTGGTCCACTTGGACAAGGACTTCTGTGCTTTGGTTTTAGCACCCGAATAACCGCCTCCAGCCTTTTTGTATCTTTGAGTGGCAAGTTGCGCCTTCCTAGCGCTCCACTGCCCCGGCTTACCGCCTTTTGAGCCAGCTTTTACCGCTGCGACAATGCGCTTCCACTTCGTCTCGTCAGTGCGGGCCACGACTACTTCTTCTTGTAAGCCTTGGGGTTGTATTTCGCTTTCATTCTGGGCTTGGCCTTAGCCTTAGCCTTAGCCTTAGCCGCCGCTTTCTTGCCTGCCTTGGTGTATGGGTACTTCTTTCCGCCTACATTTGGCATAACTAGCTCCCTTTCTTCCATTTGGTAGACTTAGATTTGGTCTTACTGGGCGACCACTTGACCTTGTCGGCCCAATAAGCCGCTGACATCTTCCCTTTAGAGATGTTTTTCGCATGGCGCGACTTGAACGCCTTGCGTTGACCAACTGTCTGGTTGGTCTTGACCCCCTGCTGGCCAAAACGGATGGTTTTGACCTGATCGCCCTCCTTTGCCACTACGACGTGCGACTTTTTAGGGTGCGAGGGGGTGCGTTTGGGCTTGTTGAAGCCAGATACACCTGCTCTCGCCAGTCGGGGGTCTTTTTCTTTAGCCATTACAAGAGATCTCCTCGCAATCTTTTGATGGTTGCATCAGGAAGCGCGTTGAACTCATCTTCCGTCATGTTGCTAATGTCCAACGCCTTCTCCCCGCGTGCAGCAGAGCTCTCCCCAGGTAACTCGGGCGGCTGTGATTTAGCGGCTTTCAGCTTTTTGTTCACTTCGGCGCGCTTTTTAGCAACTTCGTCCTGCACGGGCGCTGTTGACTGCGTCAAAGTGGACTCCTGGGGGGCGTCTTGCGCTAAATCGTGATCTTTGATGACGAAACCAGCCGCTTTTGACAGCGCGTCCACCGCATCGAAGCCCTGAACTATGAACGCATCGCGCAAATCAATGACTTCTTGAGTGAAGTCAGCGTTATATTCGGCGGCGTTCTGGTCAAATACTGGAAAATTGGCCTCTAGCTCATTTGCAGCAGCTTGTAACGCAGTCGCTTGTGCATTTTGTGACACGGTTTGCTGCATCTTCTGGCTCATATCGAACTCAAGCTGCGTTTTTTCCGCAACGCGGATCTGTTGGCGCAGCTGCACCGCCTCTGCTTCCTTGCCGTCGAGCACCAAATTCATGTATTCGCGCTCTTTGGCGTCAAAGTCGTAGGCTTCCGGCGCATCTGCAGGCGGCTCTTGCGCCTTTTTCATGTCCTCAACCTGCTTCTGCAGCGCTTTTTGCTTCGCTAGTACTTCATCGAGGCGCGATTTCGGCACCATTGGCTTGCTAGTAGTAACGTCCGGCTCCTGGGCGGGCTCCGGCTCTGCTTCTTCGGCAACAGCCGCTTCAGCTTCCTCGACTACAGGCTCCTCTTCCGCTGCGTCTTCCTCTGCTTCTTCGGCTTCAGCAACAACCTCTTCGACCTCTTCGACCTCTTCGGTCTCCTCGGCCTCCTCAACTTCAGCAACTGGCTCTTCCACCGGTTCGTCGCCAAGACCGAAGTTGAGGTCAATACTCTCAACCTCTCCGGTGTCCTTATCAGCACCGGGCATCGCGTCAAAAACGGTATCGAACTGGTCGTTTGGGGTCTCTTCCTTCGCCATAAGGCAATCTCCTATTGCGGGTTACGAAAATTGGGAATGTCGGCCTGCTTGGGACGTGCCGCCTGCTTCTTAGCGGATGTCTGCATAGCAGTCGCAGCCATACGAGTTGCAGCGTTTGTTTCTGACTGCTCTCGACGGGTCTGGTTGGTGAGGTCAGCAAGCTCGCGACGCAGCATGAGCTCCTGCTCTTTCATCTGCATCTTGCTCTGCATCTCAGCGATGCGAACCTGCGGGTCAACCTCAGCCATGTCCTGAACCTTGGCGACATTAAGCGCGGCTTCGGTCTGGGTCTTCTTAACGTCTGCGTCGAGCTGTGCAATCTCAAGCTGCAACTTCTGGATAGCCATCTGCTGCTGCATCGCCATAACCTCGGCCTGCTCTGGCGTTGGCGGCTCAGCGCCTGTGATCTGACGGATTCGCTTGGCCAACTCACCCTTCTTGGCAAGATGGCTGTACTCGATAATGGCGTCGTCTGGGATGGCGACTCCGACCTGACGCAAGTTAAGCGCCTCCGCGAACTGCACCTCGTCGAACGAGTCTCGGGCTGGCGCAGTGGCGATAACCACGTCGTACTCACCGAGCGTAAGGTCGTTAACGATCTGTCCCTCGGGGGTCATCTCATTTACAACCATTGGCTCTCGCGGCTGCAAGGGATCGCTCTCGTCGGTGACCATGATGATGCGCTGCTCGGTATAGAACGCTTGAATAAGATCAAGCACCTTCTCGGCTAGGTACTGCCGCGACTTTCGCAGGTTGTCGAGAGGAACCTGAATCATGACTACGCCACGATTCTGCTTAGCCTGGATCGCTACGCCTGACACCTCGGCGCTATCAGAACCGAGCATGCTGTCGTTGATGCCCGAAATAGTCTTGATGTTCAGCGCTGCCTTCTGGCTAATACGGTCAAGCCCCGTGGGAATCTGATTAGGCTGAATCTTCACGGGCGGTGAAGAACCACGGTTGTACTCAACTACCAGACCTGTCTCAGCGCCGTGCTCTTCCAAGAGAGCCGCTCTCTACCATCCAGCCGCTATTAGCCGTGGTATTAACGATATGCAGCTCTTGGCTGGCAATCTTGTTCAACTGCTCCTGTGGTGACAGCAGGTTTCGCACCATGCCGAATGGTCGGCCACGGCGGAAGTACGCAAAGAAAGGAACGATAGTTAGGTCATGGTACGGGCTCCAATCGTCATGAAGCACGATGTGATCGCATGTCACGGTCCACCTTACTCGCCGCTTCACTTTGCTGATGATGTCTAATCCGTACTGCTTGGCGAACTTCTTAGCTTTGGTGTCTGACCAGTTTTCTGGGACATCCCGCGCGTCGCCAGTGTTGGGGTCGACATAGCAATCCACCCGGGTCATGCGCTTATGCTGACGCTCGATGACCCGCAGCGCTCGCACGTTGCGATACTCATCATCACCAGGCACACCCGCCCCAAAATAGTCGTCTACCGAGTCGGTGTCCCCGAAACGGTTCTCTTCGTATTCGATCGAGTCGCGTCCGAATCCAGCCCCGTTCTCAGCAATGAAGCGCAGCTCCTCCGCCTTCTTCTTACCGTATAGCTCTTCAATCTCGTCGAGGGTCATCCACTTAGTCTCGAACACCTCGTTCCAGCTCTT